TCACTCATCAGGGCCGCAGTTGTCTTTGTATGACGCTGGCACTGGATCACTAAACCGGGTGTAGATTTTCTTCTCTGTTACAGAGTAGGTGACCCCCTTAGAAAACGCGCCCTTTGATTTCATGCTTATTTTCATAAGGAATGGAGAGAATCCCTCGTAAGCCCCAAAACCATTTTTTGCATTGATCTGGCCGCAAACATAGCCAACGATAGCCCCATCAGGTGAATCCTCACCCTGAACAAATCGAAGATATCTAAATTTTACGCTATCTGGATCCCTAACATCTGCTGCGACTTCTGACTTACCTAGTTCAACAGCTTTTTCAGCGCCAGGCTTACATCCAACGAGAGAAACCAAAGCCAGTATTAACAACACCTTTTTCATATCCCTATCCCATCATCGCTATTAATATGCTGACCGATGTTATCAAAGATATTTTCTCTGGAAAAAGCGTTTTGCTTGAAGCTGCCCCCGCACTGAATGGATTTACGGGGGCGCTTTGACGGTGGTCAGAGAGCCAGATTAAGCTGGTCTCTGCCGTAATGTGATGCAGGGAAAGCATCACGGGGGATAAAGTCAGGCGGTAACGGTGCAGTGCCTGCACGCTTTGTTACTTCCCTTTCCACGCTGTTTAGTGTGGTGAATGACCGGCTACATTCCAGATTCTGACACTGGTGATATTGCCGGATAGTCATATCGGTTATTTTACGGCTGGTACGGGTGCGGGCCATAGCGCCGCAAAATGGACATCTGAACATAATGATGGCTCCCCTGTGGGAGTTGAACTCCATTTCATTTTATTCAGTTTCCGCTATCCAGTCAGGTATTTTTGCTTCCAGCTCCAGCCGGGTGGTAAAACCGCTGTCGTCTATGACGTGCTCAGCGCGTGCAATGATCCAGTCCTGATTGTCTATTTCATCCTTAAAACCGCTAACAGTAACGTGCATTTCTGGGTAAAGCTCTGCGCGGCCACGCGCCAGGGTGATCGAAAACTCTGCCGCGCCACGCTGAAGCTGTTGCCACTTTGCCGCTGCCGCACGTTTCGCAGCCTCTTCATTCTGGTAGGTTTTGCGCAGCACATAGACGTTACCGTCTGCGCCCTCCATGTAATCGCCCTCACGGCTGCTGCTCTTCTCTTTTTTGGGCTTTGCAGGCTTGCGGCGCTTTACGCTGACCTTTTTCTTTTTGCCGAAATTCAGATCCAGCCAGTAAGCCCGAACGCCGGTATAGGCATCCCGATCGGCAATACGAAAGCGATGCCGGTCGCCACTTGTGCGGTCAATACTGGCAGAGGGGAGCGCCTTCCCGTCAGCGGTTACGCCACCGCCCGGCAGGATAAACAGCAGACTGCCGTTCTTGACGGTGGCAATTGCGCCCAGCATGTCCGCCATGCGGGTAAGGAATGACATATCGCTTTCCTGCGTCTGGTCGGCGTGATCAATCTCAATATCTATGAGCATTTCACTGATCTGCGCCTTCAGTCCGTATCGGTGCGCTATTGCCGACACAACGCGCTCAACGGTCACGTCATGCCATGAGACTTCGCGCTTTACGTTGAATTCTTCACGAAAATCAGCGCTGCGGGCAGTAACGCCAATGGTATCTGCCGGGCCTTCGTGGGAAACCTCGTCAACCGTGTACAGCCCCTTGTAAATCAGCGGTTCACCCAGCCAGCCAAATGATACGGCAAGTTCAGCCCCGCGCGGCGGCAGTGCAACCATACCGTCACTGTCATCAATGGAAATAGATAGCTGATCAGCATCAAAGCCCCTGTTGTCCGTTAGTGACAACGACATGATCCGATCATCAAGCTGCGTCAGTACCTTGCCACCCATCGTAATGCTGAATCCTGGACTTTTTACCGCCTCGGTAAGTGAATCGTTATAACTGCTGACGGCGTCGTTAAGTGATTTTGTCAGGTCTGTAAGTGCCATGCTTTCCCCCTTCTTCCGGCGAAGGATCCCACGCGCGCGGGAGAGACCAAATCGGTTTTTGTTGTCGCCGTCCGGCCAGACCCGCAATAGCGTGAGTGACATTCAGACATGAGGGATTATGACTGCGAACTCAATAACGTAATGGTGGCTAACATGTCAGAGACACGTTTCCACGGTGTACGCGTCCGGGAGAATACCGACCTGGTGACGGCTATCAATGACATTGAATCCAGTGTCATTGGGATCGTTGCCGTGGCGGATGATGCCGACGCGGAAACCTTTCCCCTGAATACCCCCGTGTTGCTGACGCGGGTTAACAACGTGCTGGGTAAGGCGGGTAAAACCGGCTCCCTGTACAAAACACTCAAAGCCATCGCTGACCAGACCAGTCCGAAGGTTATCGTTGTGCGCGTGGCAGCAGCCACGGAAGAGGAAGGCGGTAAAACGCAGTCGCAGCTCATCATGGGTGGCACGGCAGAAGACGGCAGCTATACCGGCATGTACGCGTTTCTGACTGCCGAGCAGAAGGTTGGTTATCGTCCACGCATTCTGGCCGTGCCGGGCTACGACACGGAAGAAGTCACTTCTGCGCTGTGTGTTATTGCTCAGAATCTGCGCGCGTTTGTTTACGCCAGTTGCTACGGCTGCAAAACGATGGCTGAAGCCACCGCATATCGTGCGACCTTCGCCTATCGAGAGCTAATGCTTATCTGGCCTGATTTCATCGCCTACAACCCGCTGACCGGAGAAAACGAAACCTTCCCGGCCCCGGCCTATGCCTGCGGCCTTCGCGCGCTGATTGACAACAATCAGGGCTGGCACAAATCGCTTTCCAATGTGTCGGTAAGCAACGTGCTGGGTATTTCACAGGATGTTTTCTGGTCGCTTCAGGCCGAAGACAGCGACGCGAACGAACTCAACAACAAGGAGATCACGACGCTCATCAAGCGTAACGGTTTCCGGTTCTGGGGTAACCGCGTCACGGACACCAAAGATTATATTTTTGAGGTTTACACCCGTACGGCACAGATTCTGGCTGACAGTATCGCTGAGGCGCAATTTGAATCAGTGGACGAACCGCTAACCCCGGCCAACGTCAAGGACGTGGTCAGCGGCATCAGCGGCAAACTCAATTCGCTGGTGACGCAGGGGCGGCTAATTGGTGCTGAATGCTGGTTTGATATCCTGGATAACCCGACAACCGGTCTCCGTCAGGGTCAGGTACGCATTCGCTATAAATATACACCGGTTCCGCCAATGGAAGATCTGACGCTCTACCAGACCTTCACGGACGAGTATTTCGAATCGGCGTTTTCTTCCCTGGGAGGTGCATAAATGGCGGTTCCTCACAAACTACGCCTGTTCACCTGCTTTGTGAACGGCAGCAACTGCATCGGCAAAGTCTCTTCCGTGACGCTGCCAAAACTGACCCGTAAAACTGAAGATTTTCAGGGGGGCGGGATGATTGGCTCCGCTGCGGTGGATCTCGGTCTGGACAGTGGCGCGCTGGATACCACGATGGTGGTTGGCGGTCTGGTTCAGTCGTTACTGCTGAACTACTGCGGCGATATCGACGAAACCCGTTTCCGCTTCGCCGGGGAGTATTACACCGATGGTGAAAGCCTGCTGGTTGAGGTCGAACTGCGCGGCCGCATCACCGAAATGGACGGCGGCGAGAGCAAGCAGGGAGAAGACACCTCCGTCAGCTACACGATGAAGAACACTTATTACAAACTCACCATCGACGATAAGCCGCTGTTTGAGTTTGATCTGCTGAACTTCATCTACAAGAAAGACGGCAAGAATATCTACCCTGACCGCATCACGTCTGCGCTTGGAATGGGTAACTGATTAACCTGATAAGTGGCGGCACAGCCTTGCCGCCCGGAGCATTCAACAATGAGCAAAAAAAACGATAACGCCATTACTCTGGCAAAACCCGTTGTTCGCGGCGATGAGAAAATTACTCAGGTAACGATCACGGATGAGATCAAACAGGCTGGCTCACTGCGTGGGCTGAAGCTGGTCAACGTGATGAATATGGATGTGGATTCGGTGGCGGTACTGCTGACCCGTGTCACGTCACCACGCCTCAAACAGACCGAAATCAACGAAATGGATACCCGCGATTTTGTCAGCCTGTCTGAAGCGCTCGTCCCTTTTTTGACGCCTGCGGGGTCTGGAGCGTCGAGCGAGGCGGAGACGGAGAATCAGTAACACTCCTGCGGTTCGACCTGATCGACGATCTGGTTGCTGATATCGCGGTTGTTTTCAACTGGCCGCCCTCTGAAGTCTTCACGATGGAACTGGGCGAAGTCATAGCCTGGCGTGAGCGGGCGGCTGTCCGAAGTGGAGCCAGTGACAGTGAAAAGCCTTAATATCCGCGTCGCGTTCAGCGCGATCGATAAACTTACCCGCCCGGTCAATGCCGCCCGCCAGAGTGCGGGCGGTTTGTCAGAATCCCTCAAAAAAACGCAATCCAGCATTAAAGACCTGGACAGCCAGTCCCGCACGTTCAACCGTCTGCGCGACAGCGTGCAAAAGACCTCCCGCAAAATTGACGACGCCAGCCGGACGCTTGAAGGGCTGAATCAGGCGCAGCGGGAAGGTACACAGCTTACAGACAAGCAAAAAGCACATATGGCAGCGCTGGCCGCAAAGCTGGAGCGCCTTAACTCTGCACGCACGCAGGAAATGGTTAAGCTGCGTGCTGCCTCACAGGCGCTGCGCAGCCACGGTGTTTCGCTGGTCGGCAGCGATCGCACCATTCAGAGCGCGATACGTAGAACCGAACAGTACAACCAGACGCTGGAGCGGGAACGGCGACAGCTTGCCGCTGTCACACAGGCACGGGCACGCTATGACCAGATGCAGCAAACAGCGGGTAAACTTCGCGGCGGTGGCACGATGGCCGTTGCCGGGGCCACTGCTGCCGGTTACGTAGCGGGACGTTTCTTATCCCCCGCCGTTGGGTTTGATCGGGAAATGTCCCGCGTACAGGCGCTGACCCGTATAGATAAAAGCTCCGTTGACTTTTCAGCACTTCGTGACCAGGCCAAAAAGCTGGGTGCTGAAACACAGTTCACCACGACCGACGCCGCCAGTGGACAGGCATTTCTCGCTATGGCCGGTTTCACTCCGCAGGCCATTCAGGCCGCACTGCCTGGCGTGCTCAATATGGCGCTGGCCGGTGGTATGGATTTAGGTGAAAGCGCTGATATCAGCTCAAACATCCTGTCTCAGTTCCGTCTCGATCCCAAAGAAATGGATCGCGTCAGCGACGTATTAACGGGCGCATTCACCCGTACCAACACCGATCTGCAAAATATCGGTGAGGCGATGAAGTACGCCGGGACAGGTCTTTCCAACCTAGGCGTCAGCGTCGAACAGACCACGGCTATGATCGGCGTGATGGCGAACGTTGGTCTGCGCGGGAGTATCGCCGGTACGGGTTTGCAGGCCACATTTTCACGCCTTGCCGCGCCGACCGGCAGAGCAAAAACTGCGCTTAAAGAACTGGGTGTAGAAGTCGCTGATGCGACGGGGAAAATGCGCCCTGCTGAAGTTGTGCTTACCGATCTCTATAAAAAAATCAGCAAATACGGCGATACCGATAAGCTCTCTTTCTTCAAAGATATTGCCGGTGAAGAAGCGTCAAAGTCATTCCAGGCTCTGGTTATGTCGGCAGGGAGCGGCGAACTTCAGAAATTGCTTGGTGAACTGAAAAACGCCAAGGGTGAGGCACAGAAAGCCGCCAAAATAATGGCGGATAACCTTGATGGCGATCTCAAGAATCTGGACAGCGCCTGGGAAGGATTCCGTATCCAGATTAACGATCTCGTCAACAACCAGCTTCGCGCCCTGACCCAGGGGCTGAGTAATGTTGTGGGGCATATGACGCAGTGGGCGAAGGAGAATCCGAAGCTCGCACAATCCCTGCTGGTTGTCGGCGGTAGCGTTCTGGCGCTGACCGCCGCCATTGGCGGCACATCGCTGGCGATCGGCCTGCTGATGGGGCCACTGGCTAAACTCCAGTTAGGTTTTACCCTGCTGACAGGGGGCAGAGGCATAGCCGGAACGATTGCCGCTCTGCGAACGCTCGGCACGGCTTCCGGCCCGGCGATGGCAAGCGTGCGCGGATGGGCTCCAGTTCTCGGCTCGTTAGCAGGGAAAATGCGGGGCGTTTCGGCCATCATACCCGCTATGCGTGGCGCACTTATGGGGGTATTTCTTGCACCCGGTGCCGCGCTGGGAGCGCTGACTAAAAACCTCGGAATGCTCGCTCTTCGCCTGACAGGCTTACCGGCCATATGGAGCATGATTACTGCTGCGGTGTCTATGCTGGGTACAGCGCTGTCACTGCTGTTTAGTCCGATTGGCCTGATAGTGGCGGCGTTTGTTGCTGCCGGAGTTCTTATCTGGCGTTACTGGGAGCCTCTTAAAGCATTTTTTGCTGGCGTATTCACCGGCATCATGGAAAGACTGGCCCCGTTACGTGACACCTTCTCGCAGTTCAGCCCCATCTTTGACGCGATAGGCCGCGCTGTCAGTCAGGTCTTTAACTGGTTTAAATCTCTGCTTTCCCCGATGGAGTCCAGCAAGGAAACACTGGATAAGTGCGCCAGCGCCGGTGAGGTATTCGGTAACGTTCTTGGTGGCGCTCTCCAGCTTGTTCTGACGCCTGCAAAAATGCTGCTGGATACACTGGCATGGATCCTTGAAAAGCTCGGCGTTCTGCCTGATGAAGCTGAAAAAGCCAGGAAGAAGATCGAGGACGCGCAACGCATGGCCGTTCTTCAGGACAAAGTAGCCCTTCTTCAGGGCGATATCGCTAAAGTTGCACCGAAAAAAGTTGAGGTGAAAAACGTTCCGCCTGACACACCGCAACCCTCATCACCGCTGACCGGCGATAACGGCACAATGCGCCGGTTGCAGAATATCGACAGCAACACCAAAGCGACTGCCGATAACACGAAGAAGATCGGCCCCGGCGATATCGTGTTTAAAAACCTGCCCCGTGCGCTGGCCGTTCGTGGGGAATGGAAGGAGTCGCAGCTGGCCAGCACGGTCAGGAACAACGGGTTAAGCGCACGTCCCGCAGTGGTAGCGGCATCGCTTCCCGTTAAGCAGGCTGAACTTCTGCCAGTCAGCCGCAGCGCCAGCAATATACCGGTTGCCGCTGGCGGCTTTACGGGGGAAATCCACGTACACCTGCACGGTGTTGACCGGCAGGATGCGCGCGAAATTGGCCGCATTGCTGCCGACGCGGTGAATGCCGAAATGGCCCGTCTTGCGCGGCTCAATCGCGGTAGCTTCAAAGACAGAGATTAAGGGGAAGCGACATTATGATGATGATATACGGGATGTTCGTTTTTGAACTGAAGACACTGCCTTATCAGCAGTTGCGCCATTCGCTTAACTGGCGGCATGTGAAAAATGACCGCATCAACCGATCGGCAAAATGGCAGTACATCGGCGCTGGGGAGACGCAGATCAACCTTGACGGGGTGCTTTACCCTGAAATTACGGGCGGTGACGTATCTCTTACCGTTCTGGCAACGCAGGCATACACCGGGCGTCCGTGGCCTTTAATCAGTGGTGCGGGGCAGATTTACGGCATGTATGTGCTGACCGGGCTACAGGCCACGCATACGGAGTTTGACCGTTACGGAAAGGCGAAAAAAATAGAGTTTTCGATCAGCTTCCAGCGCTGTGATGAAGACTTACGCGAGCGCCTGCAAGCGTCATCCGTTAGCGATCTGCTTTCAGGGCTAAAGAACAAGGCGACAACTGCCTATAATTCTGCCAGTAGTACGATATCGGGTCTTTTTTAGCTCCATGATGGAAATTTATACGGGCGCAAGCCCGTTATTTTATGTCCATGTCCAGTCATATTTGACTGTGCTACAGCACAGCCAGTAATGACGTTACTCGATATGTATGGCCATCACCGTCAGAAGTGACCGTGCATTCCGGAATATCCATTCTCTTAATCGTTCAATTGCAAGAAACGGTGAAAGAGGCCGCTGGCTCACTCCAAAAGGGGAATAACTTTTCCGACGTTGAGAATATTGTTGCTGCACGACTTAACCTTCAGTTGGGGGATTCGGCGATTTTAAACGTTGGGAAAGTCTATGGGTCTGTTGCCTCCGGAGATTCTACGTTTGGCATAGCTCAGCAGTATAAAGATGTAACATCCTCTAGGATGCTCGGCGTGACATATACCAATACAACATCTCGTGCAATAATGATATTGGTCACGTTGGATGTTCCATTAAATGGCCGCCGAGACGCTGTTGTAGGTGGAGTAATCACATCAAGTTTTGCGTCATCAAATTCAGCCAGTCAGATCGGTACGGTTTACGCTGTCGTTCCACCAGGAGTTACATACTCAATAGCAGCATCAATTATCCCTGGTGGTTCACTGATTAGATGGATGGAGCTATCACAATGAAATACTTCAAAGATATAAATAATATTGTCTATGCCTACGAGTCGGATGGTTCTCAAGACGAATTCATAATCCCAGACCTTTCTCCAATAACTGAAAAGGAGGCGATGGATATAGCTAATCCCCCACCGACTCAGGATGAGGTGATAGCAGAGGCTGAGGCTAAAAAATTACAGCTGCGCGCCACCGCTGATGCTGAGATTGCGTGGCGGCAGGACGCTGTCGATGCGGGAGTAGCGACAGCCGCAGAAACCGTGGAGTTGGCAGAGTGGAAAAAATACCGGGTACTGCTGATGCGCGTCGATACAGCAGCCCCCGTCTGGCCTAATGCGCAGGAGGCGTAGGCCATTTGATATCCGGCGCACTGGAGGTGTCTACCGCTTCCAGTGCATCCAGATAATCCAGCCACAAATTATACTGCCCTTTTTCTGTATCTTTCATGCGTCCGAGCGCGGATTTGCCAGGCCACTGCTTGTTGTTCATGTAGTCATTGGCCTGGTCAATCCGGGACTGCTTTTCTGCGTCAGCAGTAGCAACATCAGATGCATGCTGCGCATCTGTATCCGTTACCCACTGCATACCATCCCATTTATCAAAAGGGGTAAGCGGTTTTATCAGGGTTAGCGTCTCAGCTAATTCGCCAATATCTCTCACCGTTACGCCCGCGCCAGATTCTTTGATATAGGCGGTCATTCCGCGATAATCAGGGACTGCATCCCATGACTGACCATTCCAGATGTGCGCAAATCCTTTCTCTGGTTCCGGGGCGATGGTCAGAGTGGAAAAGGCAGGAATACCGGTTCCATCAATAATACGAACATCATAGGTATCAATAAATTCACCAGTCATGGCGTCGTAACTACTGACAGTTGCAACATGTGTTTCTATCGCATTTCCATTTTTATCAAATAACGACATTATTTAGCCCTCACAATCATATTCCACGCCACGTTTTTCATTCTGTTTTCATTTGCTGTTCTTGCAACTGACGCATTATCAAAGCCTATTGCTCTGTAATATAAATATGCTGATGATACTGTCGCAGCCGCATACCAGTGCTGAGCGGGTTTAGCGGTAATAGTCAATGCGCCGGTAGCCTGGAGAGAGTCTCCTGAACACATATCTGTAAGTTCACCGGTAATCCTTTGCATCGCGTCATCCTGAGCCGACATGAGTACACGTCCGGCGTCAATACCCCGCCCCCAGTCCCAGCCACGCGCCACGTTTGCGCGCATATCTGCTGGCAAATGCAGATTGGGATGTAGAGTTGCAAGTAGCGGATACTTTACCGGATCGAATGACTGCCCTATGTACGGGATAAACTCCATCTTCATATCAGGGTAAATTTCATTCGGCATTTTGTCAGACGGCCATTCAATCAATTCGCCTATCATCGGTGCGCCATACTTTGCGAAATTTGGCAGTTCTTCCAAATGAAGGTTTTCGAGAATCTGATTTACCAGTCCAGCATCAACCATTTCTTTTAATGCATTGGCTATCAGTGGGTATTGCTTGTGTGGATTTGCAGCAGCTACGTGCTTTTTCATCACATCATCGGCGTATGCCTTAACTTCAATAACGGCATCATCAACATATTTACGGGTTGCCAGCACCACTGACGGATCGATTTTCAGCGTCACAGCCTCGGTGCTGCTGACGATCAGGATCACGCGAATCACCTGCACGCGCCCGCTACCTTCCTGCAACTGCGGTTTATAAGTCTCTGCACAGTTGGCAACCGCAATCATATCTCCGTCTTTATCAAACAGGCCAATCTCACGGATCCACCATCCGCCCGCGTCTTCCGGTATAACCTGTTCCGCAATGATCTGATTGGTGTTAACCGGGTCAATAGTCAGCATATTCAGTTGCGCACGGCGCAGCTCATGCGTCAGCGCGGTCTGTGCCGGGTTCGGTGTCGGCAGCACGCCGTTACCATCGCCCACGGCCATCTGGGTGATCTCAACCTGCGCACCCAATGCCGTGGCATTTGCCAGTTTTGCCGCCCCGATATTGGTTAACAGGGCAAAATATTTAGTCGCCACTTGCGATCTCCACGGTATCAATTAAATGGACTGCCGCGCCGGTGTAGTCAGCACCGCCTACGGATATGGTTTCAGGAAAATAGGGATAAACGGTCAGCGTATCGCCGATATAACACCCCGCCCCGGCTTCGATATACCCCTGCGTCTGAAGTGAAAGTGAAAGGCCTGTAAGGTGACGGCTTCTGGGTTTTGCGTCGTCAATCAGGCGCTCAAGCTCAAGATAGGTTTCCTCGGTGATCCCTTCGTCCTGAATGCCGATTTCAAGCTTGAATGTTCCCGGCTCTTCGCCACTCTGCCACCATTCGATCACGCGCAGCAGAAAGCCAAACGGTTCAACGACGCGGCGCAAAGCGGAAATGGTGCCCTTCTGACGGTGAACCAGCCAGGAGGCTTTAATCACCTGCCGTTTAGTCTGTTCTGACCAGTTCTTATCCCAGCGGTCAACAGACAGCGCCCAGGCGAGATAAGGCAGAAGATCAGTCGGACACTCGTCCGGGTTCCACAGCTTGCGCAGGTCAACAGGAATATCGGTAAGCCGCTCCGTCACCGTCTCCGTACTGCGCATAAAACCGCTGGCCGAAGGCGGCAGCATGTTGTTATTCATCTGTGCCCCCGGTCTCGATCGTGAAGGACTCACACCGTGCTGCCTGCGTATCGGCGATCACAATATCGCTGACAGGCTCCAGCAGCTCCACCCTCTGCACACCCTGAACATGCAACGCCGCCATAATGGCTGAGCGGGCAACATCACGACCAATCTTGCCCTGTTGATTCAGCCAGGACTGAAGCGCGTCCTGCGCGGCGGTATGGATAGGTTCAGACTCAGGGCCTGGGTAGAAATACAGCAGCGCATTAATCTGATAATTCACGATCTCTGCCGCCTGAACGGTCAGACGATCGGCAACGGGGCGCTTATCGTCAGCAGACAGCGCCTTATCCACCGTTGCCAGCAGTTCCGCACTGGCGGTGCCGTCGCCCTCGGTGGACAGGACAGAGACCACCACCACGGCAGGCGACGGGCTGATCGCTTTGGCGTCCGCCACTTTGCCGCTGGCACTTTTGGCAAAATATTCGTATGCGCCGGTTGGCCCCGCCACGCTTAGCCCTTCAAACGCAGCCTGCGCCCGCAAACGCAGTGCGGTATCGTTTTCCGTTACTGCGTCAGTGGTTGCTGTCTCCGGGGTGATGATCAGACGTTCGGTGTTCAGGTTGCCCGCGAGATTATCAAGATCGGACGATACGGCATGGCTCAACATGCACGCCGCCGCGCCATCATTAATCCGCTGCCTGAGCATCATTTCACGGTAAGCTACCACCTGGGCGATCACGTTCAGCGGTTCGGATTCCAGCTCCAGCGCAGCGGCAACAGAAGCCTGCTGTTCCTGCGGGAATGCCGCGAGCATGACGGCTTTCACCTCGCTGAGAATGACTTCAAAGTCCAGCACTTCGATAATTTGCGGCTGTGGTAGCTGCGATAAATCAACTGTTGCCATTAGTGCCACTCCTGAGCGTCAGCGCTGTGCCAGCCGTCTGCATGGTTTCGGTGATAATGCCGACCAGTTCAGCGGTGACAGCGCCATCCTTTGAATAACTGATATTGATGCCGTTCAGGGCAATACGCGGCTCCCACATCGTCAGGGCGATCACTGCCGCACTCATACATTGCAGGCGGGTCACTTCGTTTTGTGGCTCATCCAGCAGATCGGGGATCATGCTGCCGTAATCCCGGCGCATCACCCGGCTTGCCAGCGGCGTTGTCAGTATGTCGCGTACTGAATTCCACAGCTGATCAGTATCGGTAAGCTGGCCCGTGCCGTCCGGGTTCATCCCGGTATAGCGGACTGTCATTTCGGCCCCCCGGTGTTGCTGCTGCCACCCTGCACACCACCATGCACGTGCGAATGAACCGTCACCCCGTTAGACGAAAGCGATCCGCCAGAATGGGTAACATTGCCCTTCATCGTGCCACCCTCCGACAGTTCGAACGTCCGCGCTTTCAGATGGTCGGTGCATTCTACGATCGGCGTTTCAAGCGTGACGCTGGCAGAGGCTTTGATATGTGCGGTCTTCATGCCCTGCGCTTCCAGTGCGCTGGCCTCCGCGTCGTAGCGAAAAGAGGCACCGTCTGGCGCTGTCAGCATAATCTCTTTCAGGCTGCTGCCCGGTGCAGGGTGATCGTTGCTGTAGAGACTGCCGATAATGACCGCCGTTTCAGGATTGCCACCAATACAGCCCAGCCAGACCTGCTCACCCACGGAAGGCGGCACCCAGATACTGAATGCCCCGGCGCGCGTGGTGTTCCAGCGCAGCCAGTCGGTCTGAAGCTCGCCGCTTTGCACGCGCACGCGCCAGCTCTCTTCATCAACGGCAATAACGACGCCGACGCGGAGGATATTTTCCAGCAGGCGGATCAGTTCAGCGCTCATCGTGCAGCATTCCCCAGGCTGTTAACTACCTGTTCCGTAATCATCTGCTCATCGCCAGCGGTAAAGCCCAGCAGCTCACGCACAGGATATTTAGCAAAGGCACCCGGCCCGACCTGATCGCGCTGGCCGTACTGGTGCACACGCGCAATGCGCGCGGCCACGCCGTCATAGCCCACGGTTGTACCGCCTGCATCAGCGCGCATTTTGAGAAAGCGATAGCTGCGCAATCGCTGAAACATCGGCACTTTCTTTGCTGTGCTGCGGCGCACTGAGCGCGTATTGATCTCGATGTAACGCTCAATATCGCTGCGGTAAAACGTGCGAATATCGTTGCGCTCTTCGTCAAAGCCGGTAATGGTGCGCCCGTATTTCCCCCGGCCACCGTGCCAGTTTTTGAGGCGGCGGATCTCACCCTGCCAGACAAACACAATACCCTGCTGAGAACGCAGCACCCGGCGACGGCGGGCAGGATATGGCGAACCTTCCGGGTTCTGCTGTGCTTTGATGCGCTGTTGCTGGCTCTTTCGCAGTACCTGACCAACCGCGCGGGCGGTGCGAATACGTCCGGCCTGCGAAGTGCCCGCCAGTATGTCGCTGAATACCTGATCCAGCTCACGGAAGAGATCGTTACTCATGCGCGTCAGCCTCCCACGTCACGTCCTCAAAGATGGCGCTCCAGTCGCCGTCCGCTGACGGGATGCGTGGTTTAGGTTCCGGCAAATGCTCTGCCCTGGGAATGCCGTTTTCATCCAGAGTGACCTTCACGCGCTCGCGCAGCGGCATTTCAAACAGAATGTCGGCGGTATCGTCGTTGTTGATAAGGGTCGTAAATTTAATGTCCCGGTTCTTCTCCGGGTTAAGCAACAGATCGGGCTGGTTGTGCCAGAGCCATGCCATTAACGGCAACGTGAAATCATCAATATCACCGGCAAAATTCATCACAAACAGCACCAGGGTATAGCGGTACATAAACGACGGCGTTTCGCCGGTCGTCTCGATATTCCCTTCTTCCACAAAAACGGTGAAGGCTTCAGGGTTGGCCCTGCACCATTTGTTAGCGCTGGTCAGGGTCTCGCGTAGTGAATCAGCTTTTAACATGGCGCTACCTCTTAGGCGGAGTCGCTATTGAACTGTATGCGGCTTCACAGGCCAGCCCTCTGGCTCTTGCCTCATCAGCCTCTCTTGCCAGATCTCCCGCTCGCTCGTCAGCGCGGCGGAACAGGTCGGCGAGCAATACGGCTCCGCTGGCTTCTGTCTCGCTTCTGCCGGAAGTATCGGCACCGCAGGCGCGTTCACGTTCGGCCAGTTGCCTGGCAAGTTTATCGGCCCTGTCGTGCAACCCACGAGAAGCAGCACGGGCACGATCGGCATCAGCCTTGACGCCAGCAAGCTGCTGGCTGGCTTGTTTTCTGATCTCATCAACTTCACCCTGTCGGCGTTGTTCTTCTTCCCTGGCCTCTGTCTGCCGCTTAGCCAGTGCTGTAGCATCGTCAGCATCACGCTGTTTCCATTTCAGCGCCCACTCTGCGCTGGCGTCACTGTACCCGGCTGTATAACACTGATGACTGAACCACCAGACAGCCAGACCACAGAGCACCGCAATTAGCACAGGTTTCCAGCGGGACAGTAACCAGCTCATGACAGGAACAGCGAGCGCTCAGCGGCACGGCGTCTAACCAGACCGTTAAGAACCCTGCCGCCTGCCTTGTTCCACTTCGGAAACTCATTCGCTGCGCCCGCAAAATCCCCGGCATTAAGTTTTTTCAGCAGTGTTGACCCCGCCAGGGCGTTAACGCCCAGGTTGTAGGCAAAATCAACGAGAGCATCAAACTGGTTTTGATTAACGGCTACCTTCACCAGACCTGTCACACCTTTTTCATACTGCACCACGCCGCTGCTCAGCAGGCTGTCGGCGGTTGCCTGAGTGATGGTCATACCCTTACCGACCGGCACGCCGTTAACGGGTTGCGTCCAGCCATAGCCGATAGTCCAGACACCTGTTGCATCCTGATAGGCGGTAAGCTCGCAGCCCTCAAAGCTTTTGAGCAGGGCCAGTCCGTTTTTACTCATTTCCACTTTTCGCCCCTCCGATACGGGTTTCAATAAAGCCGGTCACTTTGTTGCGTACCTTGTCAGCCCCCATAAATCCTATTGACGCGCCCACGAAGGTGACGGCATTGGATGGCAGGCCCAGATATTCAAGCGATCCGGCAACTGCCAGCGTGACAATCCCGCAGACCAGTGAACCGGTGGCGGTTTTCAGCATTGACTGGCCGTCATACAGACTCATCAGCGCCGATATGCTCAACGCCGCACCTGCCGCGTACAGCGTCGGCAGATATGTAGCAATCCATTTCATTGTTTGTTCCAGCACCCCCGTAGGTACGTCGCTCATGGCAACCTCTCAATCCCAAAGCTGCACCATCTCCCGCTGCGCTTTGCTCGCGATTTCCGGCAGTTCAATCTCCTGACCGGCATCAAGAAAAACCTGCTGACTCAGTCCGGGATTGGCAGATAACACTTTTTCGGTCACGCCCTGCGTGGTGCCGTAGTGACGCCAGCAAAGCAAATCCACCGTATCCCCCTGCAATGCCTTCACTTTCATCAGCAAAGCTCCGCATAGAGGCGCGGCGTGTCGCGAATGTCGGCGATACTCCAGCGGGCATCCCGCCACAGATCATCCCGTTGAAGGTCAAGCGCGGCGGCGTCTTTGTCGCCTTTCGCCGTGGTATCAACATCGCGATAACCTTCAAGTACCAGCGCCCTGGCAATCGAATAAACCGCACGCCGGAAGCGGTAGACCTTCACGTTTTCACCGTTGATCATCAGCTTTTCCATCTCACCTGATGGCAGGGCTGAAGGCACATCTTCCAGCGCGTGAAAACCTGCTTTGAGCTGACCGGTGCGCCAGTCCAGCAACTGTGCGGTGACATGGGCTACCGCTTCCGTGGTGACGTGCATCAGCCTGGACGTGGTGATACCACCTGTGATGCGCGCGGCCAGACGGAGATCGGCGAGTTTAATCACCGGCCAGAAGTCCCCGGCACTGACGGTGGTATCACCATCATCAACATCGGGGGTATCGCTGTCGGCAGGCAACACGCGCTTATTAGCCACAAGGCTGCTCATGCACTTATCTCCCATAAATCAGGCGGTGGGCGGGTGGTTAAAAGACCGTGAACAGGCAGATATCCACCCGCGCCGCCTGTCGGACGGGGCCGAAGTCGTTAATTCTTTTTCTGGCTGGCAGGCTTGCGCTTTGTCGCTTTGCCTGTTGCCGCCCTAGTCGTGGTTTTACGCGTCGTCGCTTTACCTGCTGCGCTGGCGGTGGTGCTCTTTTCAGGAACAGGCTCAGCAGTACCGTCAGTTTTGTCGGTGCTGGCCGTATCGCCTTCACCCGTGCCGCCATCCGCAGACAGCTTCTTAACTTCACGGGCCAGCGTGGCAATCTCTTTTTTTACCCCGGCGTTGGGGTTACGCGTCAGCGCCTCACGGAACAGCGCCAGCGCTTCAGCTTTGGTCGTGATATCAGTCGCACCACGGCGGGCAAGCGCACGGGCCTTGCACAACTTGGCGCGCACCACATCGGGCATATCACTGTCGGCGACAATTTCCGCCACTTCGTCAAGCACGGCGACACCAGACGATAAATCAGCGTCGGCATCAGCGGCCGCGAGCGTCAATAGTGGTTTGCTCACTTCTTCGGTCAGGAAGGTTGCTGCCGTGCGGTTGAAGTTATCCGGCAGCGTCAGCCCGTGGCGTACTACATAGCGCCCCAGCCTCAACGCAAGAGCATAGTCACGACAGTCAATCGCCCAGACCATCAGCCTGGTAATGACTTCATCCTGCCGCCCGCTGTCGCCGTCGAGTGTGCCTTCAATCCATCCCTCGTATTCAGGCAGCATGGATTTTTTCATTTCGGCTTTGGTTTCTTCGGACTGCACGCCGCTGAGGCGGGACAAGTCCATACGCAGGCGATGCAGAATTTGCTCATGCGCGGTGCGCTGGATATCGGATTCTTCATCCGCCTGGCCCCGGCGTTCTGCCATGACCTTCTGAAAATGTCGTTGTGCCGGTGTTAACATCGTCACTTCTCCCCGTCATGGCGGGGCAATGCCCCGCCGCTTCTGTCACTCGCCTGCCGGTTCGGCCTGGGCGAACTGAATGCCGTCAATGAACGCAACATTGCCGTAGTCTTCAATGACGAAGTCATCGTTTGACGACTGATAAGTTGCGACACGGTTGTATTCCGGCTCTTCTTTGATCGTCCGGCGCAGACCGCCACGCTGGTAGTACACCGACAGGTTTTTGAACGGCGTGATCAGCACGCCATTTACCGGGAAGTAAGGCGCGATAAAGGTCGGCATATTGCCTACGCGCTCCTGCGCGACAATCAGCTGACCGGCCAGCATTTCGGTATTCGGGTTGGTCTGGCTTAAGGCGTTGATGGCCGAGAAATTGCTGCTCGTCAGCAGGTCACCCGCCAGAATCACTACGTTATCCGGGTTACGCTTGTGCCATTCATCCATCAGGCTGTTTTTGGCGTCGTACACCGCAGCGCCAATGTTGCCGTAGGTGCCTTTTGCGACAATCTTGTTATCTTCATCGCGCGAGGTGATCGTCACATTGGAAATAACGCGGTGCGGCGCTTCCTGGCGGATTTTTTCCAGCCAGCCAATGCCACAATCCTGCAACAGCGGGTTAGCGGCACGGTCAGACGGGTCGCTGTACTTCACGCCGTTAAAGCCAATCATGATGCGGTCAAGCGACATCTGGCGGGCCATTGCCTTACTGATCAGCGGCTGGAACTCCGGCATGTGCGCCCACGCATCAAGCTGTTCATAGCTGATGCCGTAGTCATAGTTGACCTTGCGACACATGTAGTCGAACGGCTCCATTGAATGATTTGAGCCAGGGTTGCGACGACTGGTAACACTGTTGTTTACGCCAGCCATCGGGCCTTTGCTGCCGATCAGGACTTTCTGGCCGATCTGCTGGTTTACGCCAAACACATTAATTTTGCTCAGGAAAGAATCATCCTGCTGTGCGGCCTGTTCAAGGCGCTGCTGACGCGTCGGATCTACGGCAAATTTTGCAGCGACAGCGGCGGTTGATACGCCGTTGAGTTGTGCCTGCCGGGCGATGTACTGATCAAATAGCTGGCGGGTATTGTTATCCATGTTCTCTGCTCTCTTTGTGAATATCAGTAATCAGCCAGTTGCGCGTTAGCGCCACCGCTCGCGGGTTCCCGCTGGCTGAAATTGGCGTCTGTGCTTCCCAGCTTGCTGGTCAGCGCGGCAAGATCGGAGGTCAGCTTCTGGATGGCCTGGCTGTCCTGCTCGCGGGCGCGGCTCAGGTCATTAAAACTGTCCAGCAAATCGGCATGGGATTGGGCGACTTTCTCCACGGCGTCACGCACCTGGCTGAACTGCTCACCGTCAGATTTACGGCCTTTGCCGATAATCCCCATGACGCGCCCGAACCACTGCTTACCTTCATCGCTGCGCTGCTCGGCCAGTTCGATGATTTCTGCCTCAATGGCATCGGTGAACAGCGGGGCTTCACCTTGCTGATTGTTGAAGGACATAACCTGCTGACGCTGCTGCGCGGCAAATTTCAGGCGCTCGGTGCCGAGGCTGGCCGGGGTATCGGTCATCGCCAGCCCCATGACATACGCCTTGCCGTTAAGCGCAAACTGCGGATGCAGTTCAATGCTGGAGTAAATTTTCTTACCTTCTTCCGTCAGCTTCTTCATGCGCTCAGAAGGTTCGATCTCGGCGTAAAGCGCGGTGCGCCCGGCGAGCGGGCCTTCGCTGATATCTTCAGCACTCAGCGCCGTCACATCACCCATCGCGCCGAAATCACTGCCGGGGAACGGCGAAAGGTAGTGCTCCACATTGACGCGTGCGCCGTACACGTCCGGGCTGTAGTTTGCTGCTGCATCACGAAGGTGCTCAGGGCGAATTTCACGCCCGTCAACGGTGGCACCGGAGACAGCAACGCGGAATTTCTTACGGGCTGGTTTAGCTGCGCTAGCCATGTCGATAATCCTGTTGAGTGGTTTCTGTACGGCCATGATGGCAGAGCGTAACTTGCTGTCTCAACGAGGTTTTGTTGTCGGAGGAAAGCCAGACCATAAAGGGGGCGATAGCGGGATCGCGCGCGGGGTAATCTTCACTCCATAAACGGTGGAGGGCAGATGATACAGGACGCTTTTGTACGTCAGAGGGCAAAACAACTTTACTGGCAGGGCTACCCGCCAGCGGAGATCGCGCGCCTGATGGGGATTAATCAGAACACAATTTACGCCTGGAAGAAACGCGATGAATGGGATGAAACACCGCCCGTCCAGCGCGTCAGCCAGTCGATGGATGCGCGCCTCATCCAGCTTACGGACAAGAAAGACAAGACCGGGGGAGACTTCAAGGAGATTGACCTGCTGACCCGGCAACTGAAAAAGCTGTCTGACGGACAACCGGCAGGGGCTGGCGCGGGCAAAAAGCCACGCAAGCGCAAGCTGAAAAACCACTTCACCGAAGAACAGATCGTCGCGCTGCGGGAGAAAATACTTGATTCCCTTTCGTGGCATCAACGCGGCTGGTATGAGCAACGCCACCACCGAAACCGCATGATACTGAAGTCCCGCCAGATTGGCGCAACCTGGTACTTTGCACGCGAGGCGTTGCTTGATGCGCTGCGCGATGATGTGAAATACCCGTACCAGCGCAACCAGATATTTCTGTCTGCATCCCGCCGTCAGGCGCACCAGTTCAGGGGATTCATTCAGAAGATGGCGGAAGAGGTGGACGTTGAGCTTAAGGGCGGTGACAAAATCGTACTGAGTAACGGCGCAGAGCTGCATTTCCTCGGCACGTCCGCTGCAACAGCGCAGTCATATACGGGCAACCTGAAGTTTGACGAATTCTTCTGGGTCAGCAACTTCACCAACCTGCGAAAGGTTGCAGGTGCGATGGCAACGCTGAAGGGGCTGACGCGTACCTACTTTTCCACGCCGTCAGGCGAGACCCATGAGGCCTACCCGTTCTGGACGGGAGATCGCTGGAATGAGAAACGCCCGAAGGCACAGCGCAAAGCGTTTGATGTGGGCTGGAAAACGCTGAACAGCGGGCTGTTATGCCCGGATAAAACCTGGCGTCAGATTGTCACCCTGAAAGATGTGATAGACCACGGCTGGGAATATACCGACCTTGAAGAGATCCAGGATGAAAACAGCGAGGATGAATTCCGCAACCTGTACATGTGCGAGTTCGTTCGCGATGGCGAGTCAGCCTTCAACCTTAACGCACTGATTAGCTGCGGGGCAGATGGTTATGACGAATGGCCGGACTGGAAGCCTTTCGCGTCCAGGCCGATGGGTAATCGCCCGGTCTGGATAGGCTATGACGCCAACGGCAGCAGCGGCAACGGTGACAGCGGCGCGATTTGCGTTGTGGTTCCGCCACTGGTGCCGGGCGGTAAATTCCGTACGGTGGAAACGGAACAGGTGCGCGGCCTTGAATTTGAAGAGCAGGCGAAAGTTATCGAAAACTTCACCTTCAAATACAACGTTCAGCATGTCGGCATCGACGTGACGGGCGGTAATGGTGAAGCCGTTTACCAGATAGTGAAGAAGTTTTTCCCGATGGCGATGCCCTACACCATGTCAATGACGTCAAAGCGCGCCCTGGTGCTGAAAATGCTACAGCTGATCCGCGCCGGGCGATGGGAATATGACCGCAGCGAGCGCGCCCTGATCAACGCCTTTAACTCTGTTCGCAAGGTAAAGACGCCGGGCGGATTCATCACCTATGACACTGACCGCTCGCGCGGCGTCAGCCACGGGGATTTAGCCTGGGCGAATATGCTCGCCATTATTAACGAACCGCTGGGCCAGGAGAGTGGCAGCGGCGGGTTTGCTATGGAGTTCTGATGAAGAAGCGCACCTACAAAAACAATCACACTGCCAGCAGTGGCGGTGCCGAACAGCCTGATATTTCTGACGCGCTCAGAAGCGATCCGGCGCTCAGCGCCTTCACGTTTGACGGGCCATATTCAGTAACAGACGGCTATGATCTGCTGGACAGCATGTGCTGCGTCGATAATGGTCGGTACTACGAGACGCCAATAGACTGGAAAGGGTTAACCCGTGCGTTCGCACAGTCCCCGCTGCATCAGTCGGCGCTTTACTTCAAGCGTAATGTGCTGACCGGGTGCTATATCCCTCACCCGTTACTCTCACGTCAGGCCTTCTCTGCGTTTGCACTGGACTGGTTTGTCTTCGGCAATGCCTATCTTGAGCGTCGGTCTAATCGCCTGGGAGAGCCGCTAAAACTTAAGCATGTTCCGGCGCTGAACACGCGACGGGGAAGCGATCTTGATACCTACTGGTTTATCCGGCAGTGGAAAGATGAATACGAGTTCAAGGCGGGCGAGATCTGCCACATCATGAACCCGGACATTCATCAGGAAATCTACGGTATGCCGGAATACATGGGGGCGCTTCTGTCCGCCAGCCTGTCCCATTCTGCCGACAGGTTCCGCAAACTTTACTATGACAACGGCTCTCACGCCGGATGTATTCTCTATGTCGGTTCGGAGAAGGTGGATCAGGAAAGCATCAAGGTGGTGCAAAAGACGCTGTCACAGGCCAGAGGGAAAGGCTCCTTCAAAAACGTTCTGATCCACGCACCGGGCGGCGGCAAAGATGGTGTGCAACTGTTGCCATTCAGCCAGATATCGGCAAAGGATGAGTTTCTTAACATTAAATCAGCAACGCGCAACGATCTCCGCGACGCTCACCGCATCCCGCCGCAACTGATGGGCGCAATGCCGGAAGGCAACGGCTCGCTCGGTGATGTTGAGAAGGCCGCGCGCGTCTTTGCCATCAACGAAATGTTGCCCGTAATGGAAGCAATGAAAGGCGTCAATGACTGGCTCGGTCAGGAAGTGATCCGCTTTAATCCCTACGCTCTGCTCAAAGACGAGTGAGCCGCTTCACCCGCCGCACATCCTGCGGCGGTTCTCCTTCAGTAATTTTCAATCTCCGCATGACCGGCCACCACCCAATTCCCACCCGGTACGACCTTTAACGCCCCTCACTCAGAGCGCATGAGCGCCATTCTGGCAGGCGCAATCTGCAATTTACCCCGAACACATCCAGACGTGAGAAAACGCGCGGAGAAGGCGAAAAAGGCCGGAGAATAGCAATTAAAGGCATCACCTCCCGACCATCCGTCGCGTGGGCTGTTCCCCCGTCACCTGCGCGCGACATTTGCTTCGTTTTTTGTGCATTTGCCGATCCGGGGCCAGACCGCGCAGCCACAGGGCGGAAAGGGTATAAATAGCTTCAAAAAAATTGTGCAAATTTGTGCACTATTGTGCAACAGAGAAAGAAGGCCCGGAGGGAAGAAAAGCCGCCGTTAAAAGGCAGCTTCTCAGGTCAGTGGGGATTGATGGATAGTCGGCGCAAAACAGCAGCAACATCACCGCTGCTTAGTGACCCCGTCGCTGCGGATACGGTCAGTTCTTCCAGTTCGTTACCTTCATCACGGATATCAATACCATTGCGCTTTAAAAAAGCCATCGCAACGAAAAAGGCGGTTCGCTTGTTGCCATCATTGAAGATATGACCACGCGAAATGGCGACGAGATACATCGCAGCGAGTTCGTGGATATCCTCAACGCCTTCATAGTAAAGCTGGTTCTGAACACGATAAATGATCGCCTCTGCTCTTCCCGGTTCTGGCATCCCCTGAACGCCGGGCAAAGCTGCAAGCAGACGATCATGAAACGCTATCACCTCCTGAGCGCTGATCCATTTCATCTGTCGGCCAGCGCCTTAATGGTACGACCGTGTCGCCCCATAATTTCGGCAAATTCAGCATCAAGCTTTGCTTCCTGCCACGCATTGAAATCATCCCGGCTGATAAGCACAGCGGCAGAGCCATCGCGGCGGGTTATTTCTACAGGTTCGCCAGCCGTAGCCGCTTCCATTACCTCAGCAATGTTTTGCCGGGCCTGAGATGTGGTATAGGTTCGCATATGACCTCCTTTGATGTACACCTCGAATGTACAATACAAACGTACAACACGCAACACCATTACCTGAGCCAGACCCATTTAGCATTGAGCGCCACGTTGTGGCGCTGGCGGACTCTTTGCCGCCCGCGCCCGCAGAATCGCCACTCCCCGCGCAACAAGTTGCGCCGGTCATACCGATTGTTACCAAACCCATTGGGGTAGCATTTCAAATAGCGCCTCACCAACAGCCTGAACACAAATCCAAGCGAATAAAGTCGCCGCTGCCGCAATCCATGCCGCCCGGCGCTTTGCTGGTACGTTTGTCCGCATCCAGTCATAGGCCGAAACCGCCAGCAAAAAGCCGATAACATCCAGAATCGTTTTCATTTTCCCTCCCTTACCCTTCGTTATCTGCTGACTTAACCGCTGCTTTCCATCGGTCAACCAGCTCACCAACCTTGTGTTTGGATATGGATTTACGCCACGGCTGATCGGTACCGGCGATAATCAACTCACCTGTAACCGGATGCGCGCGATACACGGTATCGAGTACCGTCACTTCATTACCGCGCGCCAGTTGAATGGCCTGCGGTTTACTGATCTGTACCTTCTTAACCTGCGCCCATGACTGAACCAGCCCAGCCAAACCAGCAATTGCCGGTGATAAAACTTGCTCTTGCTGCCTGATTGCATGGGCGGCTTTGAGGTAACTTTCTGCCCGCTGGGTGTCATATTCGGAACAGTCGCCGCTAGTAATGCTGCGCGCCAGCTCCTCAAACTCATCAGCAGGCGATTTCTGCCGCTTCGGTTTGTGGTTATGAAGGCTTTCACGTACCTGTTTTCGCTGTTCCTGGGTCAACTGACCGATCTCAAACTGTTCCGGCCCTTCCCGCTCAGCTGGCACTGTCATTAATGACGGTGATCCGGGCGGTGAATTTGTTCGTTTTTTGACCTCGGTACAGTTATTGACACGAGTCCTAGAGGGCGCGGACGCGCCCCGAAGGTCAAAATCAAAGTCAACGGCCTGCCCGGAGTCGTCTAAAACTTCAGGTTTCTTACGCACAATGCGGTAGGTATGCAGGCGGGTTTCAATTGGTGGGATGTGAGCAGCTGGCATCACCAGACCTTTAATAAGATCCAGATACTCGCCGTAATCATTTGGCTCTTCTTTCTGCTGGTACCAGATGCGCAACGGCAGATCACGGCGGGCAACCAGTGCCCCACCCTGCAATTGGGTGTATTGCTGCCAGTCGCCAGCATCTGCTGCGCGGTGCAGCTCAGCAAACAGCGGGTTTATCTTGTCGGCCTGCTCCTGATTGCGAAACCGGCGCAGCTCACGCCAGACAGATACCGGCGCACCGCCCAAAAACTGAAACTGACGGATGCCCCAGCACGATGCCCAGGCGGTAGCGTGTTTTGATGTTTCTTTCAGCGGCCTGCCGCTTTCGTCGTCGGTTTCACCGTCGAGCGCGTAGCCGTCAATATTCTTACTGATGTACTTCACCACGTAGCCGGTGGCGCTGCCGATTTCCTGATCGATCGGCTTCATATCAAAACGCGGCTGATTGCCGTGCTTACCCTGCAACTCTTCCGCATCCTCGCGGGTGGCATAGTCCTCCATCACTTCCAGCAGTTCGGCGGAATGTTCCGGCAGGGAGAACAGCAGGCCGTGCCAGTGCGGCGTACCATCGTGGTGAGACTCAGCCACCCGCAAACCAAAGACAGGAATTTCACGGCGGGCCAGCTCGGCGCGGATCTGTTGCCATACCCGATTAAGATAACGCTGCGTGGCTCTTGGGCTGGCACCATTCCATTTGGCATTACGATGACCGAATACGGTATATGCGTGGTATTTGGATGGTGCTGTCAGAGTAAAAAACTGGCCCGCGTAGCCGCTTTCGGTGGCAACTTTCTCAAAGCCGCCGATACGGGTCATAAGTTCAACGCGGCGCAATGCCGGGTTAGATATGCTCTTATCGATCTGCTCAATAAGCGAAATACGCTCTTTGGTGTCCTGGTCTTCCAGCTCAAGACGAGCCATGATCGCGCGGCTGCGCTTGCGTCTGGCATCCCACTCATCAACGTGGTGCTTACTGCAATACGGTGCAGCGCCCCGCTTCACATCACCAAAGGCAATGTGCAGGTGCTCACGCCAGCGCGCGGCGTACTTTTTCAGGTTACGGTGCCAGTAGCGATCATCCAGCATCTTGCTGATACCGGTAGTAGCCTCATCAATAAACAGTGCCCCCCGGCAATACTTTGCCCAGCTCGGAGGTGTAAGGAAGAAAAGCCGCGCGAGGATAGCCGCTTCGGTGTAAAGGTATCCGGCATATTTCCGATCACTCTGAGTCTCTACCGTTTCGTGAACTTCACTCAGCACAGACCGCATATAGATAGCGATATCCTGCGCCAGTAGCTCAACATCTTCCGGCGTGAAGTCCGGCAGGTGGTTAAAGCGCTCAACCAATCCATGCAGAGTGTTAAACGTGTGGTAAAGCGGGTTTAATCCTTTGAATGCTGTATCAGCCTGAGATTTAGCCTCATCGGTCATCGCAATAGCGTATTGCTCATTCACCATGCTGATAGGCGGCAGATCCCTGCGGATGATATCGCGCAGCGCCAGACGAGCGATGTGCCTGCCCTTCATGGTGTGAATGCTGTCAATGCGGGAAGCCAGACGCAGGCGAATAAAGCGAGGTAGCGGCGCAAGGGTGACTTTCACCCACGCCAAAAACTCCTGTTCTTGACCCAGCTCGACTAGATCAACAACGGGAGTCTTATCAACACAAATGGCAGCTTTCGGCTTCTGCCATTCGTAATCGTACCGGGTAGCGTCTGGAGTACTACCCGGATACGGAGGGGGCGGAGTCGGTGCGTTGCGCCCGCTTAGTGATGTGCTCATCAGAATGGCAGCTCATCATCACAATCGGCGGTGTCATAACTCCACGTAACGGCGCGCCCTGGCTTAAATTTGTATGCTTCTTTAGCCGTATCGAATGTAAATTGATTACGGACATAGACTCCTTCATGGACGTCAAAAGCTTCAAATTCAACAACCCAAAAATCATGCAATTTCCAGCGGTCTAGGATGCGATCAACTACCGCATAAACCGTGGCGTCAGCATGAGCGCGAGCTAAATCAATAGCCATCCAAACGGGAAGATCGAGAGTTTTTTCCATGTTCATTCGCAACCACCTGCCGGGCATCCTTCAACGATGCCCAAAGTGCCGATCACTTCTTTGGCCTTCTGGCGGTTGCTGGCGTCAGTGCTAACGGAGCGCTGCACGTCGATTTCATGCAGGTGAAAGCGGTGGTAAATCTCGCGGGTGGTTTCGGTGTCACTGTTGGAAATGACAACCGGCACGCCATATTTGCGGTTCACTTCCAGCAACTCCGTCGCTAACTGGCGGTGCTGCTGCTCGGTGAATGGCTCAGTGTGGTATTGGGTGAAGTTGGCGGTTTCGCTGGCAGGCAGGTACGGCGGATCGCAATAGATGGCTTCATCCGTTCCAACCATCACTTTGAGGGTGTTTTGAAACGAGCTGCACAGGAAAATAGCTTTGGTGTCGTTGGCCTTCTCAGCAAACTGGCGGATCTCCGCCTCAGGGAAGTAAGGCGCGCTTTTGTGCTGACCAAACGGCACGTTATAACCACCGCTCTGGTTGTAACGCACCACGCCGTTGTAGCCGTGGCGGTTGAGGTAGAGAAACAGGGCCGCGCGGGCCACATCAAGCAAGCCTTTTGTACCGTTGAAAATACGGCGGTTCTGTAAGTATTCCTCTTTGGAATTGCCGGTCGCAAAGAGCGGGCGCGCAAGATCAATCACCAACTCAGGATTGCTTTTGACCTCACGATAAAGGCGGATCAGGTCTGGGTTGATATCCGCAAGGATATAGCGGCGATAATCGGTATTGAGGAACACGGAAGCGCCACCAACAAAAGGCTCAACGAGGCAACCAGCCTTTGGTAAATGCGGCAGTAATTCAGGCATCACGCGGCTTTTGCCACCGGGCCATTTGAGGAGGGAACGGATCATAATGCCGCCCCCATAGCGCCTTTTGCTGCGAGGCTTTTTAGGTTGTCTGAGAGCTGGGCGATCTGATTCCACACATCAGCGGCAGCGTTATGCTTTTCAGGATCGACAAGCCGATTTGAAGCATACCCCCAGACAGTAAGCGCAACCTCTTCAACCGTTCTAACGTCGCGGACATTCCAGAAATTCCAGACCGGCTTTAAATCTACAGCGCGCAGTGCGTTGTAGATAATTGGCATATCGTAATCAGTGCCGCGCGCCCAGACTTTCACGCTCGCCAGATCACAATATTCCAGGATAAACATATTTAATTCACTAAGAGCTACAGGGAGGGAGTAAGCCCCTTCTTTGATTACTTCTGCTCGTACTTCTCCCGACTGCTTAAACCACCATTTGATTGTTTCAGCGCCCAGCGTTCCGCCGAATGCCTCACTGCTTTCAATAGCAATGCGGCGGTACATTGAGGCGGAAACCTCACCTGATATAGGGTCAAAGATTGCCGCAGCAATAGACGCAATCGCCGCAGTGGGCTTGTTATCCATGGCTTCAATATCAATCATTACGTGCTTCATCTTGCTTTCTCCTGGGTGCAGGAAGCCCGGCGCGGTGATGCGCCTGACTACTGGTTAATCATTCAGTGGTTAATTGACTGCGCCATCCGGCGCGGGTGGTGGTGATTCGCGTAACGCCTGCATTTCAAGGCGCGGCGCGGCATGATCTGGAAACTCCCACGGCATCGCTGTGGCCAGTTCAGCAAGGCGCTTAATACCCAACATCAGACTCACTTTGTCCTGAGAGCTGAACTGTTCGAAAGGCATGGTGAGATGGGAATGGGTCAGCGGCGGCAAATCTTTAAACCGCTGCGCAGCTTCGTTTGCCAGCAGGATGAGCACCTTTTTCTGAGTCTCGCCCAGGCGATTGAAACGGCTCGCCGTGTCATTGGTACGGGAAACTGAAATGCTCGACTGCAAACGGGCACGCTGTTCAAGGAACATCTGATGCCCGGATACTGGTTTTTCTTGTCCGATACTCATTAACCTATCCCCCATCACTGCCACTTATCAGGCGCACTACTCGCAAGTAATGCCTCGGATAAGTGCCGGGTTTTAGCCATGCCCGGCGCATGGTTTTGTGGTAATTTCGTGATGCCGCCTTCCAGCAAGAAGCGAGCGGCACAACTACTACCCACTCAAAAGGAGAAACCGTGTCTAACGATAAAAAACCAGATACACAAGGAGCATTTAACAAGCTGATTTCTACGCTTACTCAAGCCAACGAAATGACCAGGAATCAGACGAATGCCGTTTCATTACTTGCTGTAGCGATGTTTAATGCCTTAACTCCTGAGCAACAGGAAAAAGTCTTGTCTACTCTGGAATCGACGGCTGCTCTTTCAACTTCTCCATCTGCAATTGCAGGTGTTTCATCAGAAATTCACGCTGAACTTGCGCTTCTTCTCCCTGCTTTTGCAAAGCGTCGCAAACTCTCTTAATCAATGATTCGATTTGTGCACCGATCTCAGTAATGGAATCGGTGCTTTCCGTTGTATTTTGGTCGCAAACTTCAATGTGATGTTCTTCGAACCATTTAGTTACCGCACGCCCATCAGCCGCGCGATAATGAATGTAATAATGGTTGCCGCTTGCTATGTATTTAGCGCAGGCCTCAACAGCGCCTTTTTCTCCGCTGCTTTTAATTGATACTTGTTGTCCTAATTCGAACTTGAACATAGCTAACCCCGTTATCTGGGTGAGTGAATGAGCCATCACTTAATAAAGTGACGACAGGTAGAAAAAGTTTTATCTATTACTTAATGACTAAAGCAGCTTTCTAAATAACCCAGCTAAGGCACTAAATAAGCCTTTGTTTATCTTCTTCGTATAAACAAAAGGCTTACTCATACCTTTAATAAAACGTACCTTATTCGGTTCCGGTTTAAAGAAACGCCCGTCCGGGCATTCAATCCAGCCGCGTGTATTGCGGTAATGCGTGACCTGGCAACCATGCTTTAACAGGCTGGCAAGTGATGGAGCGTTATCGTACATATCGTGTACCTGCTACAGTTGCCTACGGGCTTTTAGTTCAACTTCTTCACGGCGGGTTTTATATTCAGCAAGCGCCTTAGCTCTTTGCTGCTTTACTTTTCTACTCCGCAAGCGGATTAAAAATTGAATTAAATACAACGCAAGAACAGCAAAGAGAGAAAGCCCGATAACCATTTCAGTTTTCATAACCTTTACCACCATTCAGCCTTTCAATGGTTCGCATTGCTTCCGCTAAGGCAAAGTCACGGCCATAGTAATTATCAATACCGCCGTTATCATCCCGCTTATTTATCAAATACGAATTGCTTCGATTAAAAGCATTGCGTGATGATTTGCGGATAGTGAAGCCGGAATATACATAAACGTTTTTGCTCACCTGAACCAATCCCGGAATGCTTCCGGCATGTGACCCATGTTGTGAATAGCGCTTTTTCATAATCAAAGCCCAATCCACAGTAACCAGGCGTCGCGCTGCTCTTTCGGGCGGTTGAAATAGGCGTCACGCATAGCGCGGTTAAATTCTGGGATGTAGATCCAGTTTTCTGAACGGCCTGTAAGGGCTTCCGGGTTCTTCATCTGGACAACCGGCAACTTACCGTCGCGAACCATGTCGCCCACTGCGTTGGCGGATTTACCGATCATTTCGGCAAATTTTGTGGTTGGCACTGCGTCCACAGGGTGACGCAATTCAATGTAGCCCTCTGGGTATTTGTCTTTCATGTGTAATAATCCTCTTTGGTGTTTGGCCGCTTATAGCTGGCTGTAGCTGCTCTAGGCGGCCGCCTAACTTAGACACATATGACCAACTAAAGAGGATATTAGACAGATATGGCTAATTCGTCAAGCCTGGGCGAAAAGATCCGCCTAATCAGAGAAGCAGAGGGATTAACAAGGGCGCAACTAGCTGAAATGCTTGATGTTCCCTACGGAACTCTCAATAACTATGAAATGAAAGGCATCCAAATGACTGAAAAATTTATGGTTAATTTTACGAATCACCCCAGATTCGAAAAATACGCCCTTTGGCTCATGACCGATAAAACCGCACCATCTGCGGGGCAGGTTTCCCCGGCTCTCTCCCCTGATGGGCAAGGAAAAACAATGTCGCGCCGTTCCGGCCTCAAGACTGGTTAAAAATCTGGTTTTTCTTTGCGCTAGAACAATCAGCGCAAAATGACAATTGCACTGGAGGGCTTCGCTATGTCGATTAAGAAGCTCGAAGGTGGTCAATACGAAGTAGACGTTTACCCGCGCGGGCGTAATGGAAAACGCATACGCAGGCGGTTCGATAAGAAACAAGAAGCTGTACTTTTTGAGCGTTATGTATTGGTCAACGCCGACAAAAAAGAATGGCTGGGCGCGAGCGTAGATCGCCGCACCTTAAGCGAGTTGTTAGAGGCCTGGTGGTTGTTATACGGGCAGACGCTGGAAAATGGCGAAATTGAGAAACGTCACCTGAATAAAACGATCAGGGCGTTGGGTGATCCGGCCGTTAATCGGTTGAGCAAACGCACGATAGCGCAGCACCGAAGCCAAAGGCTGGACGATGGGATCAGCGCGGCCACTATTAATCGTGATATCTACCGGCTTTCCGGCATGTTCAGTGCGTTGATCAAGATGGAAGAGTTCAGGAAGGAAAACCCCTGTAAGGGTCTGGAACCGCTGAAAGAAACACCGCCAGCCATGACCTATCTAACGAAGTTAGAGATCGGCAGGCTGCTGGAAACTTTGACCGGTGACGATCGGCGCGTAGCTCTGGTATGTCTCAGCACTGGCGCACGATGGGGAGAGGGCAGCACGCTGCGAGGTGAGCAGGTTAACCACGGGCGCGTAACGTTTCTCAAAACCAAAAACGGGAAAAAGCGAACGGTTCCGATCTCGGAAGAACTGGAAAAAGAGATCAAGACCAGCGACACGGGGCCACTGTTCAAAGTTGACTATGAAAACTTCTGTGAGCGGCTCAGGCAGGTTAAACCAGACTTGCCGCGCGGACAGGCCACGCATGTGCTCCGGCACACGTTCGCAAGCTGGTTCATGATGAACGGGGGGAATATTATTGCGCTACAGCAGATTTTGGGGCACGCCAGCATACAACAAACGATGGTTTATGCTCACCTTGCCCCTGATTATCTTAAGCACGCGGTAACGTTAAACCCACTAGGTGGAGGGCTGGCAATTTGA